TCGGCTCGATGAGGACGGCGTGAGCTATCTTAAAGCTGCGTGGAAGCCTGCCGCCGATGCGACCGAGTGGCCGCGTGCGCGGCTCTGGAAGGGCTTGGCGACGGAGAACATCACGCAGGCGGTTGCTAACGATCTGCTGCGTGAGGCACTGCGTGAGCTTGACCGTCGAGGCTTGCAGACGGTGCTGCATGTGCATGATGAGATTGTCTTAGAGTGTCCTAGCGGAGCCGCCGAGGCGGTCGCTGAGACGCTCGTTGAGGTGATGTGTGCGGCCCCACGTTGGGCCGAGGGCTTTCCGCTGCGCGCCGAGGTAAAGGTGATGCAGCGGTACGGTAAATAGAGGGCTAAAAAAATGCCCGGCGGGTTAGGCCGGGCGAGGTTCTCTAGGGGAATAACAATCGGAGAAAACACAATGAGCTCGTTCACGGATTATCTTACATCAATTGCGCCCGAAGGGGAAACAATTTTATTCGTACTGCAAAAGCCGGTGAAGCGCGGCGGCAAGTTCGTCTGCCACAACGACGGCACGCCTAAGTACGTCTGGATTCCGCACCTGCCGCCGTACAAGGCGCCGCTCGCGCGCAAGTCGGCTTGGTACTGCAACACGGGTTGTTTCATCGAAGATCGCCTTGAAGAGAAGCTCTCGGCATCTGCGGCCAATTGTGAGCGCGTGGCGTTCATGGTGCTGGATGACATCGGCACGAAGAGTAAAGCGCCGCCGATTGAACCGACGTGGAAGATTGAGACGAGCCCCGGCAACTACCAGTGGGGCTACACGTTCGGGCTCGATGATCAGCCGACCAAAGGCGAGTTCAGCGCGGCGATTAAAGCCATTGCCGAAGCGGGTTTCACTGATCCTGGCGCCGTCAATCCCGTACGCAACTTCCGCATCCCTGACAGCGTAAATCTTAAAGAAGGCCGTGACAACTTCAAAGCCGTGCTGACCGAGTTTCACCCCGAGCGCGAGTTCACTTTAACGCAGATCGTTAAAGCCTGCGGCGTCACGCCTGGGCCTGTCGATACGGCGTATATACGCGGCGTATATCTCGAAGACGACGGGCTCGACACAGTGCTAGAGTGGCTCCGCGAGCGCGGGTCATTGCTAGACCCCGCCAACGGCGAGGGTTGGTACGGCGTCGTGTGCCCGAACCACGCGGCGCACACCACAGGCGACCCGAGCGGGCGCTATAACCCTGTCAGTCGGAGCTATACTTGTTTCCACGGTCATTGTGATGAGTGGGACAGCGAGCGCTTCTTGCGCTGGGTCGAGGCCGAGGGTGGCCCTAAGACGGGCTACGGGTTGCGTGATGATTTATTAGCTAAAAAATTTGGTGATGCCTTGTCAAAGATTACCCCCACTGAAGAATTCCCGAACGACGCCGCCAAGGTGATCCAAGAGGTCGAGCGCCGCGAGTTAGGCCGTGTCGAGAAGGCCGGCTGGTACGAGCGCTTTGCCTACGTCGTCGATGACGACGCCTATTTTGATTTAGTCGAGCGCCAAGAGATTACACGCACCGCGTTCAATGCGCTCTATCGGCATGTGACCTGTCATAGCATCCACAATAACCGACGTATCGAGGCGTCCGTTTGCTTCGATGAGAACCGTCAAGCGATGGGCGCTCGCGCATTGACGGGTGTCACGTTCGCCGCCGGCGAGTCGATGCTGTGCTCACGCGGCGGCCTCGTGTTTGGCAACCGCTGGCGCGACGCGCGTCCCGAGGGCGTGCCTGGCGATGTGACCCCGTGGCTTCAGCACGCCGAGCACATGATCCCCGATCCTGCCGAGCGCGAGCACGTCCTCGATGTGATGGCGTACAAGCGTCAGCACCCCGAGCATAAGATCAACCATGCGATCTTGCACGCCGGCAAGCCCGGCTCTGGCAAAGATACGCTCTGGGCGCCATTCCTGCACGCCATCGGCGGCGCGGCCAGCGACCGTGCGAACGTGGCGACTATCAAAAATGAAGAGCTCAGCTCTCAGTGGGGTTATGCGTTCGAGTCCGAGGTCATCGTGATCAATGAGCTCAGGCAAGCTGAAGCCAAAGATCGCCGCGCGCTTGAGAATAGTTTGAAGCCCGTCATCGCTGCACCGCCTGAGACGCTCACGGTGAACCGTAAGGGCTTGCACCCGTATGACGCCTTGAACCGCGTGTTCGTACTGTCATTCTCGAACGAACGCTCCGCGATTAGCCTCCCATCAAACGACCGCCGCTGGTTCGTACTGTGGTCTGAGGCCGAGCGGATGGCGACTGAAGACGCTTCGCGGCTCTGGGCGTGGTATCAGGCGGGCGGGTTCGCTGCGGTGACGGCGTGGCTCGATGCGCGCGACGTGTCGACGTTCAATCCTGGCGCCGCGCCGATGATGACCGAGGCCAAGGCCATTATGATCGATGCGGCCATGAGCACTGCCGAAAGTTTTATTGTCGATATGATCCAGCGTCGCCAAGGCGACTTCACGCGCGGTGTCATCGCGTCGCCGTTCTACGCGGTCTGCGACCGCCTGCAAGGTCTTGCGCCGTCGGGCGTCAAGGTCGTACAGGCGGCGCTACTGCACGCGCTACGTGAGGCGGGGTGGGTTGACTGCGGGCGTGTACACTCGCGCGAGTATCCGACCAAAAAGCACGTCTTCGCGCACCCGCAGTTCGCGCTGCTCAATCGCTCAGACTTGCGACGCATGGCCGAAGGTCAAGAGCCTACGCTCTCAATCGTCGGTCAGTAGCCAGTCAACGATCACCGCGCCGAGCACGGTCAAGACAAAGTACAACACGTTTAGAGCCTCTTAAGTAGTTGATGCGAGCCGCGATGACGTCGCGCCGTGCGGGCGCTTTAAAGCGGCGTCCCTCGCCTCTGCGCGCGTCCCTGCGCGCTAGGTCAATCCATCGACAGAGACGACGGCGCCACCACTCAAACGTCGGTAATCGGCTCACGTTTGAACCGTGCGAGCGCGCCTTGCGCGATGTTCTCTGCGTCCGTCGGATTGCGGATGATCATATTGAGCGCCAACTGATAGTGCAGCATCTCTTCGACCGCTTTGGAATAGTTGTCTACGATCCGCCCGAATTGCTCGCTTGAAAGCATAGCGTCGCGGCTCATGGCTCGCCCCTTAACGTGTTAACAAAATCAAAAAACGTTAACACGTTATGCCAACATGTTAACGGCGTCATCGCTCGCACTCCCGTACTAATCGCTCGATGAACCAGAGCGCCTTGCGGTACTCTTCCGCTCGCGCGGCGTCATGGTCGCCGTGCTTATGCCCGACGCGCGATAGGTACTTGATCGCGGACAGGCGCAAGTAGCCCTCGAACTCTTCAGGCGTACTTTTGGCGCGCATGTAATCGATGGCCTCAAGCCCGCCGACCTTGTAATGGCTCGGGTTGATTGCATCGGGTGTTGGGTCAGGCGGTCGTCCAATATCGGCGGCAAATTCCAAATATTCGTTTACTGTTAGCTTTGTCATGTGAGCCCCTCAATAGTAGTCGATACCGTTGCGCTGACAGCGTACGTTAGGTGCGGGCACGCGCCGCCAGTCGTACGACCGTGCGGCGCGCCATCGCTCGCGTAGTGCTCGCAACCAACGGATCATGGCTCTGCCTGCACGCGCGCTAGTATCGTGCGGGCGTGATCAAACGCCGCGCAATGGTCGGGGTCGGGGTCGTCGTCGATCTGATCGAGCGCCCATGCGAGCGCGTCAGCGAGTGCGGGCGCGTTGGCAATCAGGCGCGCGTTGGCGTCTCCCATGGGCGAGGGGTTGCAGATCGTAAACCCGTCGGCGTCGACAATCGCACGCACGCCCATTTCAGCGCCTTCCATATCGTCGCAGTAGTACCAGGGTGCGGGCGTATAGGCGCTCATGGGTGCGTCTCCGGTAAATCGTCCGCTGAGCCTATCGTCCACTCGATGGCTTCCCATTCGAGCTCTGCATGCGGCGTGTAGCCCGCGCGTACTATGCGCTCGGCGACGTCGTGCGCGTCGTCCACGTTGTCCGCTGCGACGGTCACCCGCTCGGTGACGGTGGCTCGGAATGTCACCTCATAGATGGTCATGGCTGCACCCCCACTGCATCAAGCGCTGCAGTCATGTTGTCGAATTGATCGGACGTGGCCGACGCAAATTTAGAGTCTGTCGGATCATCGCCAAAGGCGCCCTCGGACGTGTAAACGCAGACGTTGAAATCATGCGGCTCTGGGTAGCCCATGCCGCCCATATCAGTAATGACCACATAGCGCCCATCGTCAAGCGTGAGCGACAGACACTGAAAGCGACCGTCGTCGTGAGCGTTGAAGTTTGGGATGTTCATTGCTTACGCCTCCGCCTTGATGTCATCGATCATGTGCTCGGCAATTTCGTACCAATTCACATCAGATAAGAAGGCGCGGGCGTAGTCGGCAGCTAGTCCCTCAACGGTGGCGCACTCAAACAGCACTTGGTCGGCGTAGTCCGACAACCCGCCCGCCAATGCGCTGATATCTTCAGGGTCAAAATCGCTGTAGTAGTCCGACGGGTCGAAACCGTCGAATATCTCTAGATTGACTCGCCATGTGGCGTAGTTAGTCCATCCGTTGTACTTGGTGTCAGTGCTCATTGTAGTGTCTCCTAGTTTAGGTTATAGGCTCATCAGTACGGGCTGCACCCGTAGACGCGCGGCGGCCATGCGAGCGCCGCGCGTTTCGCCTTATGCCGCCTCGTCTGCTACTTGCTCGGCGGTCTCCGCACTGTAGGCGAGCGCGTCCGCATGCGCCATGCTGCACGCAACGCGCGCGACCTCGGCTCGCAGATCGTTACGCATGGGCATCACAAGCGCGAGCGTGTCGGCGGTAGTATCGGCGATGACGGTAGGAAGCTCGCCGCGCATATGGATCCGGATAGCGTGCTGCCCCGCGACTTTTTTGGATATGTTGCGCGCAATCGAAAGCGCGTCACAAGCATCGGCAAGATATTGCGTATTGAGTACAGCGGGCACTTGCTCGCCAATATCCTCAGGCTTAGGCACTACGCGGCGCCATTCTGGGAACGTACCGTCTAACGCCTTACCCGTTACGGATCCGGTAGGCGTGTCAATCGCGATATGCGTGCCGTCAATCGTGATCTTAACCTCGACGCCGCCTAAATTTTTACCGCGCGCATACTCGCCCCGAAATTGTTGCAATGCCGCATCTAGCGTCTCGTTCGGAATGATGACGGACGGATAGGCGGACTTGACGCCGCGTGCATTGGCAACAAATAGCCGGTGGCCGTCCGTTGCGACAATCTTGCCCGCGCCGGTATCAAGATAGACGCCTTGCAGATAGTAGCGAATATCCTTT